TAGGCTCATGTTTTTCTATATCTCCTTGTTTTTTTATTTTTAGTTGCCATATTTATCTCTTAGAACTAAATCCAAAATAAGATGCTACGAGAGCAGATAAGCTTCCATACATCATCATCATTATAGCCTCGGCTGATTCAAATCGTGAAGGATCATAACAAACAGCCAGCGTACTAACTACCATACAGCTTAATGCCCCCCAAGCCATGTATCGCCTGTTATTTTGATACGCTTTTTTGTCAGGTATATTTTCATTCATTGGGGGTTCTGCCGTCTTTATAAGCTTCATTTACGTTTGGCGTGGACTTATCGTCAGGGACATATCGACCTTTATCATCTCTGGCTCTTTCTCCCGTGGGTTCACCAAACAAAAAAGTTCTTATGTTTTCTAACCAACTCATTTTTCCTCTCTTTTTTCAAAAAAAATTAAGTTTTTTAATTGTTTCTCTACTAGGTTTTTTTGTTCCTTTATTAATATTTCTTGCTCTTTCAAATCCATTTGTTGTTTCTTTATAACCTCTGTAATAACGTCATATAGACTATCATCATAATCACTCACGGAACACGACCAGAAACAGACTGGACAAACTCCTGTATACTTGCAACAACATGCAACCTATTGCCTGTTGCTGCTGTCGCTTTTAATATCTCTGTTGGCTGAAGAACAAGATCTCTTGTTAGTAATTCTACGGTTCCATTTGCACCAACAGCCGCAACCTTGAAAAGACTAAACACATCTGACCCATTTGTAAGAGTCAAAGTTATGGTGTCAGCGTTGCCTGTGTCCTCCGACACAAGAATAGAATTAACGACAGAAAAAGAAACATTAGAAGGAGCCGTGTACAAAGTTGTTACTCCTGTACCCGTCAAATCTAACTTTGCATTTGTCAAACCCTGTATATACTGGGGATAGCTTTCAATAAGCATTAAGCAACCTTTTTCTTCTTCTTTTTCTTCGAGTGACTATAAGCAATAGCAACCGCTTGTTTTCGAGGGTATCCTTCCTCTACAAGCTGACTGATATTTGCCTCTATAGTTTTTTTGCTCTTACCTTTTTTTAACGGCATTTAACAAATCGTAAATTTGCCACCACGTAAAGCACCACCCATACCTCTGGACTGACCTTTGGTAATAATACCGTCCATTGTGTCGGGGGCATCTTCTTCGACAGGTTGAGCATAAGGCATTTTACCCTGACCTTTAATATCAGAATAAGGCGTTGCTTCAGGGGGATTAGATGGTTTATTTCCAGTATATTTTACTCTCGACATATTAACCTCTCTTCTGTTGTTGTCGTAGTCGTTCACGTTCAAAAGCAGCTTGTATTTTAAGTTGAGTCTGATTCATTTGACCTTGTTGACGTAAATCAAACTCCTCTGCTTTACGCGCAGTTTTCTGCGCTTCTAAGTTAAGTTCAGCCTGATCTATTGCGGTATCTGCTTGATCCTTCTGCGCTCTAAGTTGTAGTTCTTGTTGCTTTAATGCAACAACAGGGTCAGGTTGTTGCTGATCTGCACCTGTAACCTGCGCGTTAATTGCTTTAAGGTTTTTCATACCCTCCGCAATAAACTGAGCTTTTAAAGCTTCAAACACAAGATCTCCCTGCATTTGAGGAGGTCCACCTGTTTGTTGTTGGAAAGTCTCCATAGCTTGTTCTGTTGCCTGTATCTGAACATGCTCCATAATATGTTTCTGCAAATCCATAGCAATGCGAGGCAATTGAGCAACCATCGGCGTTGCGCCATAAACCATATGCGCCATAATGTGTGCCTGGTGATCTTGCCCCTCAAAAGCTTTCAGTACCGTCCCTGAAAATGTATCTATGTTTTCTTGTGCAGCATCTTTAGGAACTTCTTCCGTTGTACTTGGGGGTATCAATATTTTGTCTATGTCTCTCACATTAAGGGCTTCATACATCCTTCTGTACACTTCATACATATTATGGATTTCAGGAGCCTGCATAGCGAGCTGTATCTCAGTTTGAGCAAGCGTTATACGTTGTGCCTGAGAAAATATATTCGGGTCAGATATAGGAACAATGTCTACACGATCATCAAAGTCCTGTGCAAAAACCATTTGATCGCCACCTTGAACCGTATAAGGGTACTCTTGGGGCAAATAAACAGACATAACACGGGACAAAAGCTTAAATTCTATCCGCATTGCATAATGAAGACGTTTATGAACCGCCGACATCACTCTGGAACCTTGTTCCATCATAGCAATAGTCGTTCCCACTGCAGCAGCTTGGTTCCCATCTCCTACCTTAAGGTCTGTAATCGTAGCAAAACGCTGCCCTGCCTGAACAACAAAGCCTAAAAGTTGAAATAACGTAGAATCAGGCCCTTTAAACGGTAAAGGCATCAAAGAATCACGAATTGCCCCTCCCGGAGCGTCAACAT